TTGAAATTGCCCGTTGTCTCATTGTATACGCCTGCTCCGCTGCTGCTGTAAAATTGAAATTGCCCGTTGTCTCATTGTATACGCCTGCTCCTGCTGCCATCATCTGAGCATCCCCCAGCATCTTGATAGGTCTCATCCCTAGAGTCACCTCGTTGACACCAGAAATTTGCTCCGCTGCTGCTGTAAAATTGAACGGAACACTCAAAGGCTCCCTCTTTTTTCTAGCGTAATACCAGTGCCAGAAATTAGCTCTAAGGATTCTATATAGTCTCAACAATATCTCTTTCATGAAAATTACCTTCCTCACTCTTTATTATAGCATACTGTCATTTCATTTTCTTCAATGGGTGCTTGAAAAATTTACCCCAGCTTACTTGATGATGTGGTCTTCCAAATCTTCTTACTACTTTTACATATTGTGGCCAAACTTTTTGAAGTGAGAGCGTTTTCAGGACTTTTTTATCAAAAGAATTATTTTTATATAATTCTGTTTGATTACCTCCTTTCATTTTTGATGTTGTTGACGTTTTGTTTATTAAATACATATTCAAAAGTATTGTACACCATTTGGCGACTAAAGCTTGTAAGCAAAGGTCCACATCTTCATATTGCATGAGTGACGCCATCTTTTTCAATTATCTTAGCTAATACCCTTACCTGTTCCTTTGGATGATTGTTTTCATTATTAGGATGAGGATTAAGCTCTCCTATTGGCACCATTTTATCATATAAACATTTGATTTTAATTTCTGGTTTTTTCAAAACCCCTTCCTTTGTTCACTCGCTTTTAATCCATGCCTGATGCTTATCATAATCAAGATTATCTAAAAAATGACTGACATTAGGGTCATCTGCATAACCAAGATATTGCCATCTTTTATTTTCATGACAAAAATCCCATTCTCTAGATGCAAATTCTTCTTTCAGTGCATACGTTTTACCACAAGCATAAAATAATTTACGTTTTTTGCCCTTATTTAAAATACTCTGAATTGTATTTATTTCGCTCACTCTATATGTCCCCAAGTTTCTTGCGATATTCATAAACTTTTATACACGCCCTGCAATCCACATCTTCAATTTTCTTTGTAGTTTCAATTGCAGCTCTACCGCAAATCGAGACCCTGGCCCGTGCGGCCTCCCATTGTTCATCTGTATGGTCCCTATACCTAATCATATACTTCGGAGGTACATCGTAGTGTATCTTTGCCATGTTTGCCTCCCTTTATTTCGCCAAACATTTCGACAAAGGCCATTGTTCCCATTCAGTTTTGTTTTTCAACCAACATCGAACTAATTCTTTTTGACATTGCCTTTGGATGTTAATCTGATTTTCTAAAGATTTTTTTTGATTCTTTAGGCCCATTTTTGTAAACGACATGAAACCAGAATCAAACTTAGGTGGCGCTATTAATTGACATGCTAACATGATGATTTTCAATGCTTCAATCATTTCCTATTCTCCTTAGTATAGCCTGGTTGGCAGTCATAACGACCCCTAATTTCCCTTAAATCAACCGCACAACTCCTTATTATTAACAACCCCCCTATAATAATCATTCCAATAATGACTAAGTAATTCGTTTCTGTGTTTAGTCTTACCATTATTCCCCCCTCACTTTAAAATTAAACACTAGTCCCAGCAGAAGCATTGCCCTCGACTATTTCCCGAAGTCGCTCCCAACGATCACGATCACGCCTTTCATGTCTATCATGCCTTTCTCGCCTTTCTCGCTCCCTACGCCTATCAACTTCCAATAATTTTGTTTGCACACGATAATATGCGCTATTAAATATCCCTCGCCATTCCTCTTGGGCCGCTCTTTCATGTGCTTTATACATTTCCCATGCATGATCGATTGTTTTACCTATAGCATAACTTGCAATGAAACTTGCAAAGATCTGCCCTAGACCGCTTTTATCGTCCTCTCCGTTGTATGATTGAGCGTTCAAGCTGATCAAAAGTAATACTATCATTGTTGTTTTTTTCATTTCCTTTCTCCTTGTTTTGATTTGTCTTCTATCTCTTCAAATAACTTGCAGTCATTTGCTTTAGTAATATCTGAAAAAGGCATTTCATCCTCTCTTTTATGACAGATAGGGACGCCCTGATTATCTTCAAAATAATGCCTACACAAGTCGCAGCTTCCATTTTTAGTAACTTTTCCATTTTGTTCTAAAGCGAGTTTATCATACTGAAGTATATACGAACTAACTTGAGCAAGCATACTTTTTTGAATATCATTAAGTTTATTCTTATTGGCCCAAGCTTCAATCTTTTGCTGCCTTTGCCTTAGCTCCTCTACGGGAATTTCTTTTAGAGTTTTTCCTTTGATTGTGCCCGTAGGGATAACCCAGTCTCTATTCTCAATTTGTGCTATTAATGGGGATTCATCGGATTCAATATCATCTTCAAATGAAAACGAGATTACTTGCTCAGGCTCGGCAAACTTATTTTGCACTTCATAAACATCTTCCCTTATTCTGTTATCTTTTTCTTGTTCTTTTTGTTGTTCTTTCGCTATTTCATAGACCTCATCTTTTTCATAAAACCCGCCTAAGATATCAGGGAAAATCATTCTTGCGCATTCTGAAACTGCCCGCCATCTTAGCATCATGGTCGGATTGTTCTTCCAGTTATCTTTGCCTAAAAATCCTCTTTTCTGTGCCATTTCAAGGGTCCATTCGGATCTATAGACTCCTCGAGGGATTCCTTCGATAAGATCATTTCTATCTCTTGCCATCTCACAGATAATTTTATCTGTTTCTTGAACTGGGAATTCTATGTGTGCATTGGGTGCATAACGTCTAATTAGGCCAAGCATTGTCTTGCCGCCTACGCTAGGAACTCCATTGACAACAAAGACCTCTGTTAATGCTCTCATTGGGGTTAATCCGACCTCTTGACCAAAAAGGATAGTGACCACTATGTCGTTTGGTTTCCCTCGCATTTTGTAGGGTATTAGGGCCGATTTTGATAATTTCTCGGCAAAGGCCAATGTCTTGTCAAAAACATCATAGGTTTGAATAGAGTTTTCTTGGGGGATTAGTTCATTCACTTTTTATCCCCTTTGAAATACTTTCTGACGGCCATGATCGTTTTTAGCTCTGCTCCCTCTATTTGCTCGCCTAATTCTAAGTCCTCTTGGATCAATTTCTTATTGATTTCTGTCACTATGGTTTCAGTTAAGTAACATTTTTCAAATTTAACTTTGTTATCTATAACTAATTTCTTACCTTGCTTGATCGGTTTATATGTATAAAACTCTCCTGCTAACTCTCCGACTTCGATAACAATTTGCTTAATCCTGAAATCAATATTTTTATAAATATTTTCAACTGCCTTCTTTTGGAAGAAATTGTTTTTTCTAATTCTTTTAAATAACTGATGTCTGATTTCAGTTTATCCATAAATGTTGCATAGTTATCGACTTTTTTTGGTAGGTCGGTCGAAACCTGTTTGATCAGTGCCTCGATTTCTGGCGTCAATTCTCCGTCATTTTCCATCAGATTTTGCGAAATGGCCGATTGCTGCTTTACTAGGTCGTAAAGTGTAGTTTTCTTTTCCTCTTCAGTGTCTGTCATTCTTGCCTCTCCTGCTGAATGTTATTTTTTATTAACTTTCGCCTCTTTTACCTTTAATCTTTTAAATCCTTGGGTTAAAAACTTTTCCACAAGTTCTTGCAACGTCATTTTATTTTTTATTGCAAGGACTTTCAATTGCATTGCTAACTCTTTGCTAACCTTGACTACTGTATACATCTTTTTCCTCTTTCTTTTGAATCATATTAATCTCTTTCTCTAAAATCTTCTCCGTTAACCCTTGTAGCGTTGTATCTGCCCTAATTGCAAGTATCTTGAGCTTTTTTACTAGATCTTTATTAACCATTAATGATACGTGGTCTCCTACATAATCCCTCAATTTAACAAGCCCTGACCTTCGAGCGTGTCTCATATTGTAAGCATGGCTGCACCATTCAAGGTTACACAGCCGGTTATCCCCTTTTTTCCCATTTATATGGTTACATACCTCTTCCTTGCCAGGAAGACGAACAAAACTCATCAAAACGAGTCTGTGGATCGCCTTGCTTTTTGAACATAGTCCAACAATATGATATCCGTTTGAATGGCCCGGCTTTAATATTCTGCCGTGCCTATTCTTTACATTCCCCATATTAGAGACTTTATATTTGCCTTCGTGTCCTACGACATCTAGCCATCTTTCCATAGTGAGTCCATTTCCTATCAAGTATAATTGGAAGCTATCATACTTTTTTACTTTTTTATATATTAAAATCGAACAATATTGAACAGATACACAGCGTCATTTAAGTATCTTTCTGCGACCTTTCGTGTTATTATTTAAGTTGATCAACACAAGGAGAGAAGTATGGAAATTTCTAATCATTGATTCATTCCTGGTAATCAATTCTTCAGAGATTCCCGTAGTTCCATTTTTCTTTCTCATTTTCACTATTTTATCATCCACTTTTGCTCCTAGCGTTGATTAAACTTTTAATATAATGAATATCTTCTCTTTCAGTTTTATGAAATAACCGTGTCCAATTTTGGCCAATTATTTTTGATAATTCTGGCGAAAGATCTTTATAGGCATCTTCATATTTATATTGGCCGTGCTTCCTCATCTTTGCTTGAATCTGTCCAACTAAGTCAGGATTGCTAGGTTTCTTATTCGCATCATATTTACCATTCATTAATTCCTGGTAAACGGTCGGGTTAAGAAGCCATTCAAAAGTATTGCTGTATTTGGCCCCAGTTTGGCCGAGAATGTAAGGCGATGATAAAGCCTTGTCAATGTATACCCCAAACTTCTCAGGGCCCAAATTAAGCTTTTCCAGGGCCTTCCCTACCCTTGCCCTATTCTCATAAGTTAACTCAAATTTAGATAACGCGGTTTTCTTGATTTTCCTGTTATAGATATCAGCTAGTTTAAAAAAAGATGATGATTCTTTTTCTGGATTTTCTTGTTTTGCTTGACTCTGCGTTTCTAGGATTGGGTTGGCATCTACCTTGCTCTTATCATCATCATTTTTTATCTTATTCTTTTCTATATAAGATGCATGGGACATTTTTGTCCCACCCGTGGGACATTTATGTTCGACGCACATGCTAAGATATTTATTGTAATATTTTTTTGTGAGGGTTATTGCTTGTATTCTTTTCTTGTCGCCACCAGATCTTTCAAAGAAATCTGTCCAAATTTCCTTTGTTTCAATGATTTCCAAATCTTTTAACTTCTTAAATGCGTGTTTTATTTGGCGCTCATTTAAAAAGAAGAATCTCCTTTGAACAATAGAATATTTGATAAACATGTGAGTTTTGCCCTGAAACTCATCATTTAATATTTCATCTTCAATATTGTTTCCAATTTTATGAATGATCCAATTTAAAACGTGTGCCGTCTTAATATCGCCTTGAGTGTCTGTTATTTGATCCCGATGAAATCCAAAGTTATTTAATCCGTCCATCTCCCCCCCCTTGCATCTAATACAAACTGATTAAGTGTTTCTGGCATTATTCTGTCTTCAAAATACAAATTGTGATAATCTCGATGGCATTGCTTGCAGAGGGTTACACCGTTATTCAATTTTAACTTCTTATCAGGGTATGTAGTTTTTGACCAAATATGATGCGCTTGCAAATTTGATTTTCTATTGCAGTTAATGCATTTATTATCTCTTTTTAATACTCTACTTCTCCATTCTACTAACTGCTTCCTTGCCCTACTTTTTGCTTCCTCTTTTTTTGAAGTTTTTTGAGCTTGTGGCCAAAGCCCTGGACTGGCCGGGGGGATTTTGTCATTTTCTATAAATGATTTAAGCGATGGATTTTGTGGACTGAGGGGGTATTGTTTCCATAAGTCATAATCAGATTTTGAATAACCTGTTAATTTTAAAAAATATTCAACTATCCCGATATCACAAATAAGCTCTAAATCATTTACAGGAATGGAATGGCTTGATAAGGGGTCTAGGGGACTCGTTAAATTTACCTGCACTTCTGCATTGAAACTCAATTCTTCTATCAGCTTATCCAAGCGATCCATACACATCTCCAAAAATAATAGACTAAATTAATATTTTTATGTTTACAGATTGAATATTTGGGTGATAAATGCGAGACTTGTTGGGTTCGCATGTATTGACTTGTATTCAATACTGGACATATAAAAAGGGAATTGTGTGAGTTGCGATTCCCTTTTTTCTTCTATTCAATTAATTAGCATAAATTCTGAAAAGTAAATGAAATTAATTATTTGATGCTTCATCAGGCAGAATTGACCGCTCGTTCCAAGACATGACGTCACCCTTAATGAAAAAAAGCGCCACCCAATAGTTAAAAAGTGACGCTTTAATAAGCGGTAATCATCACGTAATATGATAGGATCATTCTACATAGAATTTTTAAAAATAAAATAAAAAAATTGTTTTGTTGCTGGAGATTAAGATGAGTGAGTTAAAGTGTGTCATTGGTAAATCATTTGATAGGCATGGTTATTTCGTTAGAATCTACTACGATAAAGACGGAAAAACATTCGTTGCCAAGAGCGTAGATCTTGAGTTTGTAGAGAGAGAGGCATGTGAAGTACATAATCCAACCATGGAACTACCGGGCAAAGGGGTCGAGTTTTTCTTCAACAATGAAATAGAATCGGATGGTAAGAAGCTACTAGAACAAAAACATAAAGACAAAGGGTCACATATAGAAAATCTAAACCAGATAATAAGATCACTAATTGATAAATAAGAAATTGTTTTTTTAAATGGAGACAATGTGAATATACTAATATTCAAGGGAAGCAAATTAAATATAAGGATTGAAGCTCCAAATCTGAATGATAAAGAACTCCGTTTAATAAACAATGCAATAGGTATTCTAGGACAAATTGTCAATTCTAAAGAGTTCGAAAATTTCATTCTGAATTATACGTGGGAGAAAACCTACTATAAGAGAAAATGGTTTAGAAAAGTTTTGTATAAAAAAAAGGGCAATGATTTCCGTTGGAATAATGAGTTAACGAAAAAACAAATATTGAATAAAATCATGACCGGTGCAGAAATTCTTGACCCTATGCCTGACAAGGAAATTGATATTTTTTTGAAAGTAGATAGGAGAAATAGGCGTAGTGTAATTGGATATACTTATTCTAGCGTAAAATGGCAGTGGATCTATTCCTGGGTATTAAGAAAATATGACGTATATGACGTTGCGGCCAATCTTTTGCACGAATGGGCGCACTGTATTGGGTTTGGCCACGAGCGCAGGTACAACCCTCTTCGAGAGTTTACGGTCCCATACGCTCTTGGAAGATTTGTATCTAAACAAAATCCACTACCCTTAAAAAATAATTAAAAATCCCTCATAATTCAAAGCGTTGTCCCTAGTTAATCACTCCATTCTTAAAATCCTCAATGATTTTGTCTGCGAATTCTTTTTCTTCCTCGACAAGATACCTATAATACAAAGAATCTTTTATGTTTTTATTCATTCTCACCATAACTACTAGATCTTTTGTAACAAATGTTCTCTCTTTGTTTTTATGAGTGTTATACTTTTCCGCTAAAAATTCATTTTCATTGATTATATTTCTTAGACCACTAAGAGTTATTCCCAAAAAACCGGCAACTCTTCTTCTGTCACCTTTAAATTTTTGCAAAGCAAGTTCTATTGCGTGGATCTTAATCAGGTATATTAATGGTGGTTTCTTTCTTTGAATTTCCATAATTTTTGCTTCCGCTCATTTGATTGTAGCAATCCATTTCTAGATCGTAATCCATCTGTGAGGTTGCGATAAAAACTGTCACGCTATCAAGTGCTCCTCTTTTTAGTGGTTTCTTAAATACTGTTAGGCAATTAACTTCTCGATCGTTATCTATTATTCCTTTTTTTTCAATCATGTTGATTATTGAGTGGATCAAATTATCGGAATCTTTGTAAGAACAAACAAATATAGTCACCTCTATAGGAGAAGTAATCTTTATTTTCTTTAGACTAAGATAAATCATTTCTTGAGTAGCAATGTAATCTTTAGATAAATACATCCCACCCGTAACTTTATTTCTCCCCCCATATTTCTTATTAAGAGAGGCAAGTTTTACGTTTTTTAATTCTAATATTTTTTTCATGATTAGAAAACCAGAAGGCCAGATGAGTTTGTGGAGAGGCATCCGACCCTCTGGTTGAGTCACTTTAAGTCACTGAAGGATCATTGATATATAGTATAAACAATATTTTCTAAAGTAAAAGATTAATTACCATAGGAAATTACGAGGCCTTAGTCTCCTGATATCTGACTGTTTGTCTAGAATATCTGTTTCCCACTTTTTGCAATTTTTAGATATGTGTTTTCTCCAAACTTTATATTTTGCACAATATCTAAAGCAAAATGATATGTTACCGTCGTGACTAGGCCTAAACTTTTTTAATTCCTTGTCCGTACATGGTCTATATGGCCTATCTTCAAACCGTAAAATAAGCTTAGGGGCAGATGAGCAGCTAGCAAATATGGGGAGCAATAAAAATGTCATCAAAAAAAGTAATCTCATTCCTCGCTCCATTCTGCTTTGAGATTTGTTTCAATCTCACTAGAAAATACTTTAACAAAACGCTCTAATTCCATTTTATATACGCCTACGAGATTATCATCACGGTTTCCATAATCTCTTGACATTTCATTTTCAAATTGCTTGCAAAGCTTGTAATACTTTTCTTTTTTTCTCTGAGAATAGTTAGGAAGTTTGTCAAGAATTTTCCCTACTACCACAAGTAATTCTTTGGTCATATCAAATGAAGCAGTGATCGGTTCCGTTGCCATTCTCTTCCTATTCCTCGCTTTTCTCTGCCAGAAAAGTATCAACAACTTTATCAAGGGCCGCTAGCCCCATTTCATCAAATTGTGTAGGTATAATCGGACATACTTCTTCCTTCAAGGCCACGTGAATACCCTTGTTCCATAATTTACTACACAGTCTTTTCCAATTGAATTCTTTTTCTTCCGGCATAATGCCCCCTATTGTTAACTAATTTACTTTCCGATTGTAATATAGGCCTGATACAATGCAATCACAAATGCAGATATTAGCCCCCCGATCTTAACCCAAAAACTAAATGCCCCAACTTTGGGTTTTCTAATAAAGGATTTCTGCTTAAAATTAATTGCCAAAACATCGTTTTTAACATTTTCAATATCATTACAATTACTGCTTGATATTTCCTTAATATTATCTATCTTGGTGCCATGAATGAACAAAGTTTCTTTGATATCCTTGAGCATCACAACGATTAAAGAAACATCATTATCTCCCATGCCATCATTTCCTCTTTTTAGTTACTTTCTTAAATCCTAACACAGGATCTATGGTTTTGTTTTCTGCATTAGGAAGGTTTATCAACTCATTAAATGTTTTCTTCTCAAAATGATCCTTAAAGCACCGGACTAAAAAGGTCGAATCACCTTGGATATTATTACATGAATAAAAAGCGGTACCGTTTTGATCAACTTGCCCTATCATTCCACTCTGACAATTAAACCAAATTTCCCTTGCCTTATCAGGAACAAGCTTACCTGTTAATTTATCGGATACGGCTCCTCTCTTGATATTTCCATCATTTTGTAAATATGCCCTTAGAAACTCCATTGCTCTCCTTTTAAAAGATCTCAGTGACCACCACTATTGCCGTAGCTGCGTTTTCGATAATTCTAACATAAGCATTATTGTCGTCTACTAAAAAATATTTACTTGTGTTTGCTGGAATTAAATAGTCACTGGTATCTGCGTCCCCAATAGCAGAATCACCAAATAATACATGGGCCGCTTTGGTTATAGTTGTAACCTCAATAATTTTACTCTCTGCAAACTTATTAGTTTTGCTTGAAAATGGATCGGTAGAGGCTCCCGGTGTGATTTTATAACTGACAGATGGGGTTGCAATACAATAAGCATCCTGAATGACCTCATTATTAGTACCCTTCGCTTGTCTTAATTGTTTTGTTAATGATATGGCCATTGTTTATTCCTTTTTTTCTGATTCTATTTGCCTTTCTTGAACTGATATGACTTGAGGGATTTTGATAATAGGTTTTGGTTTTTTCAAGGGTAGCTTTAATTTCCTGAATTTGTTAATAGCTGCCCGTTCAACCTTTTTAGGCAATTTTGCCCTTTTTATTATTGCTCTGGCCTCTTTCACGGTTGCGTTTTCCGTTAATCTACCTATGGTCTCGACTTGTTTTTTATTCCTTGCAAATCTCTTTAAGTTTTCAACCAAAACGTCATTTGAGGTTACATTGACTATTAGTGTTCTAAGTTTTGATAATTCTCGTGAAGGGCCAGTTCCGGAAGTTGACAAAACAGGGATGCCAACTCTATCCCCTAACTTTAACAATTCTAGGTATTCATCCCTTTCAGTCGGAGTTAATAATTCCGATATTACATGCTTATTTTTCCTCATGTCTTTTATTACTGTCTGGAACTTAACATCTTCTTTTATGCCCTTCTTTATAACATCTTGCAAATATGCAGCTTTTATTTTATTGAAATCACTCTCCGTAAGAACACTTCGAAGCGCTCCTGCTTTTTTCGAATTCCCCTTAGTAACCAAATTCCTAAAGATATCTTCATTTGCTGCGTTTTTGTCCCCTATTTTCTTCAAAACCGACTTATCACCAAAGAGTTCTGTCATCCTTGTGTTGCTTAAAATTAAATCATTTGCTAGATCCCCGCCGGTTATGACTTCCTCCCTTAATTTGCTCGTCTTTAGCAGATCCTTTGCCGCTCCAGTGTCTATCAGTGGGATGGCCTCGCCTAGCTTTGTATCTCGTCTTAATACTGCTCCGCCATTCTCCGCCGCATCTATTAATGACTTGTTAAAAGCTTGATATAGATCACGCATCTTTTCAACATCAGGAGCTAATGGATCAAATTTATTGGTTGATTTATATGCTGTTTTCCCTATTTGCCTCAAAACCTTAACGGAGTCTTTGTATGACCTATTTTCAACGGTCTTGCTTATCATTTCTATATTCTGTAAAATCCCCTTCCCTTGACTCCTTGTTGCTCTATCAGCCCCTAGCGCTACATCTTCTTCTGCTAATTTTTGTATTTTCCCCAGTGTCTCTTCTAAATTATCTACCCCATTATCCGTTAATTGTAGCCCTGGGTTTTGTTTTATAATTTTATTGTGGGTTGCACCTATAGAATCGAAAAATTCTTTCACTCCTCTGTCATAGGCCTCTTTTAAAAACCCCCCGGCCTCTTCGGCATCCATCACCTCGTCTGTTTGGCCAATTTTTTTTATTTTGCTGTCTATAGCTTCCGTTATTTGCTCTACCACCTCGTCAAATTGTGCTCTGTCTTTCCCCCCAAGCTCTCGCCTTTGTCTGCTTGCGACATCGACAAAGCTATCTTTCTTAAACTCTACACTAGGGGCTGCTTCAACCAACAGGTCCTCATCAATATTGTTTTTTCTTGCTATATTTTTTAATTCTTCAAAATCGCCTGCAACTTCTGTGTCAAATAACCGTACAAAACTTTCCGTAACATCATCTATGGATCTACCGACTACCTTTCCTGTTTCTGTGATTTTGTCTGTTCCTGCTAATAAATCCGCTACACGAGCGCTCTTCTTTAAACCAAATGTTGCGACTCCTTTCGCTAGCTTGCCTGCTCCCTTTATAGCTGGGCCTACAGGAACAAAACCAAATAAATCATCAAATACATCTATGCCTAGCCCAACGGCACCAGCAGGACTAGCTGAAAAGCTTGGGATACCTTTTGTTGTTTCTTTATCTATTCCCAAGGGCCCTGCGATACTTTCAACCGTTTCTCTTATTGGTATTTCTGTTTGCTCTGTTGAAAATCCTAAATCTTCCGATGCTATTTGTTTTCCTGTAGGAGCTAACGCCGGATCTTGTAGGAATTGCCCCCCAAATGCCTTCGGAATATCAAAGGCCGCCTGGAAAGGCGTTTCTGCTCTTAGTCCGGCCCTTGTGGCACTTCTTGACGGTGCCGCCGAAAACCTTTCTATAAAATCCCCTGCTGCTGACAACACCTTTATTAATGTATCTCCGGCCCCTTCACCGACCTGAGCTACGCCCTGCTTTGTTGATTCTAAAAAGCTCTCTCTTGGGTCTACCCCAGCCTGTATAAGGAAGGCATCTCTAGCATCTTGGCCTTGTTCAGCTGGCTGTCTACCCGTAGGCGCTGGCAACGCTGACTCTTCTATATCTGCTGCTGTGAGACCGCCACCGATTGTTCCACCCGATGTCAATTCGGACGGGATAGATATTTCTGGTTTTTTTTCTAGGATAGGTATTGTCAACGGCCCTAAGTCACTGCCTTGCCCTACTTGATTTAAAAATATATCTCTTGCATCGGCCATGCTTCACCTACTTATTGATTTAATTGGTTGGGATCTACCCCTAAAAGTTGGAATGTCTTTATTGACCTTGGGTCATCTGGATCTTTCAAGGCCTCTTCAAGCGCCGCCTGAGCTGCTGGCTTGATTCTATTTTGTTGGATTACTTCTGGGGCTAAAGAGCGCTGATTACCTCCGCTCAAAACCTTTTGTTCAAGTGCTAGGGCCTGGGGGGATAATTCGCCTATGTTAAAGCCAACTTCCCCAAGTTCCTTTTTACTAAAGCCAAAGGCAATGGCCTTGTTTTCTAAAAAGGACATTTGGTCATTTAGCTTCTTTTGAGCAATTTCTACACTATCCGCCGGTCGAGGACCCATTGCCCTAAAAGTTCGCAGTTCTTCTGCTTGAATGGCCCCACCCGATTGCAATCTACCCACAACTTCCGACAAAACTCTTTGTGCTTTTGTAAATTCGGTATCACCTACAAAATCCCCAATAAAATTTGTACTTGGGTCTATTCTACGTGGCCCCGAACCACCGGCCAAAGCATTTTTCATCTGGGTTAGGGCATCGAAACCGGAAGCAATTGATCCTACCTTCCCTCGGGCTTCTGCTGAAAGTTTTCTAAGTCTCCCCGATGGTTTCTTTCCAGATTCTCTATCTTCGATTTTCCCTTTAGTTAATGTTAGCTGTGACCGCTTTAAGTCTCTATCTAAAATATCTTTTTCTTCCTTTGCAAGTCTGTTTGTCTTCTTAATGTCTAATTCTCTCTCTTTTAAACCAAATGTTCTTTCTTGTTTTGCTTCTTCTCTTTTTTCTTTCCTCTCTTCTCTTGCTTGTTTGGCAACCTCCCTTTTTGCTCTTCTTTCCTCTTCTGCTCTTGCTCTTTCATCGAGCCTTGCCTGCCTTTCATCTTGTTTTTTTTGACGTTCAAATAAATTCGCATCTAGCCCTTGCTGACGCAACAATGCCCTTTCTCTTGCCTTTTGATTTTCCATTAATGAGAGGCCACCAATAATATTTTGCACCCCCTGATTTATTGCTCGTTCCCGTCTACCTCTATCTCTTAAATCAATTACTGCCATAAAAAGCTCCTAGCTTATCTTAAAAGAGGGCTTGCCGCTTGACCAACACCTAGGCCTACTTGTGCCCCTGCAGGACTTTGTGACAAGAGACCACCAATGCCTGCACCAGCCAATGGCGCTAAAGTGCTTAATAGTCCAGGTTGACCACCCGAGACAACTTGCCCTGGCCTTGCTCCTGGCTGACCTAATATCCCGCCGGTAATTCCCGCTGTTCTTTGAATATTTTCCAATCTCATTCTTCTTAGATTTGCCGGACTCGAAAGATCAATGGCCCTTGATCCTATATCTCTTTCTCTTGCAAGGCCCTCTCTTTGGGCCTTGATACCTTCAAACAATCTTCCTTGTCTTCTTCCAAGGCTTCTCTCTGCAGCTAAACCAATAGACGAACTGCCAAGCCCTTTTTGAGCTATTCTTTCTCTTAATCTTCTTCTTGCATCGCTAATGCCTGCAGTCGCCCCCAATTCTTGGCTTCTTAATTGAGTTAGCCTGGGTACTTGCCCTAATTCTTGCCGAAGTTTTTGCCCCTCAAGGGCCCGTCTATTTAAATCAGATAAATCCGTAGTAGATAATCCTGCTACTTTATTTAATTCATCAAGTTGTATTTGACGACCTCTTTCAACAACTTTTTGTAACTCGGGTGCAAGTGGTATTTGATCAATTTTTTCTTTATCGCCTTTGATTCCTTCCGTAATCCCCCCTACAAGGTCGCCTAAGTTTCCGATTAAGCCACCTATTTCACCGCCGCTACCCAAAAGACCACCGATGCCACCCCCTGCAGGGCCACCGACTATGCCACCTAGTAGACCACCTTCTATAGCACCCTCTATGCCGCCGCCCCCAAGGAGAGCCCCTACGCCACCGCCTACAGGGCCACCAATTACGGTACCTAGTAAGCCGCTGCCTAAGCCGCCACTTACAAGATTTCCTAAACTTCCAAAACCTCTACCTCTTAAGCCCATAATTATTCCTTTAGCTCTAAAACAAGTCTTTTAAGGATTTTCTTTTCCCATGCCGGTTTATTCGAGGCATCTATTAAATTAATGGCCTGTCTAATCTGTCTTATTTCTAACTTCCTTGCTTGCTTCGCCGCTTTTTTTGCTTCATGTTGCAAAGTAATATCGGTTATAGATATTTCATAATCTGCTTTAAGCTTAACCCACGGTACGCCATCTTTGTCATATTCTGCTATCACTAAGACAGGGCTATACCGTGCGGGGAATTTAGGAACGTCTCTTGCCGAACAACCCCAACCATTACATTCAAGAGTTTTTGCTTTCTGCTTGTCAATCCAGGGTTGCATTTTTTCGATTGGATTTTTCGGATCTTCCCCAAAAACAGCTCCATAGTTTTGCCCATCTACTATATTAATTACATCTACTTTCTTAACTTCACCGGATGTATCAACAGAGAAAGCTGTTATTGTTAAAACGAAAATGAGTATTAAATTTTTCATAGTTTATTCTTCCGGTAAAAGGTGTATTGAAATAAAATTACGTTCTTCGTCCGTCTTTAAAGTCACAGCGGCGCCGCTATTCTGGAAGAGTCGGGCGCTAATAGTTTCGGTGGCGAGTAAGTCCACGTCTGTTGATCCTAGGGCCACGACGTCTAAGGCTGAGGTTATCGATCCCTCTAGCGTATACATATGGGCGTATAGCGACCCATTTTTGTATAAAACATATTGGACTTGTTCCCCTGCATCCATATTTGGTACAAGTGCGACCGAAGAGCTTACGTGATAAACCCCTCCGATAGGAGCGGTAAAAACCCACCCAGCACCAGTTGTTACTACACCCGGATGGCTTTCATAACCAAAGGTCTTTGAGTCGAAATTAACTACCTCGGTTGAGCTGTTATCCATGCTCTGACCGGCATCAGTGTCAAATCTGACATAAACTCTATCACTTTCAAATTTGCTGCCAAGCCATTGTGACAATGTGCTTATAATATCGCTACTGCTATCATTGTAAAATCTAGCGATAGCTCTATCACTTCCGTTTAGACCATCACTGCCAGGAGCAGTAACAGAAATAACTGGAGTTAATGTAGTTGTAGTCGAAGCACTATCTATATAAACATAGTAATAAGTACTAGCGGCCTCGCCGCCAGTGTCTAGATCCGTCCAAGCAACCGAAGTCGTTGTTGCAGTTTTAACCCAGTTATTATTTACTGCTGCAATACAATTTCCAATATCTAATGTTGCCGCCGTTGCCTTTGTAACCTTACAACCGTCAACAATGCCATTTAAGGGGACTGCAAAACCCGTCGCTACCGTTGCATCAAGAGCGTCCTTTTCAAGCGAGCCTGCTACTGTACACCCGCCATCAAAAGAATTGATCGCATCGTACGCCGTGGAATTGTCCGTATTGTACTTCGTGCTTGTTAAGGTCGTATTTGCAGCATTAGATGTGTAAGAAATAGTTGAACATGTACCGGCAAAAGTATTAAAGTTTATTAGAAAAGCTAACAATAAAAAAATGAATGTTTTCATAAAATTAATTCCTATTTCCATTTTTATTAAAATCTATTTGAGCTTTAATTAAACTCATTCTTCCGTCTAGTTTATTCAAAAAAAAGCCGACTGCAAATGTTTGCCCTGATCGATTAATATCTGCATATTGGACATTGGCCGCTCTTGCATCCCCAAATGTTCCCTCGTCTAATTTAGATAAATCAAGGATAAAACCGCCCGATGGCGATGCGAATTCAAAAGTCTCAGTCACAAAATCCGCAAGATCATAATTTATGTAACCCTTAACTGTAATATCATCATCTTCACCTATCTGCTGAAGAAATATATCTCTAAAGTTATAAGTGGTGGCAAAATCATCTACATCGATCCAAGACAAAATACCAAAGGCATTTAGCTTTACCCTTTGATTATTTGAATCAACATCTGACTTGCTTTCTTTTATAGAGTGTTTGTAAATATAACCCGATTCGTCCCCTAGCAGTACAATAGAATTATTATTACTATCCTCTGCAATCGAAGAAGATACAATATTCATCGGGAAATTATAAACCTTAAATCCATGAGAAGTTGAAAACTCATAAACATATGCTTTTTTTATATCCGTTGAGCTCCCTTCTGCAATCCATGTAATATATTGGTCTAATCTCGGGTAATAAACTGAATGATAAAGAGACGATTGATTTACATTTATTTCATTTTCATAACCTGTTCCTACCGTGAAAATATCATCGACATCGCCGTTGCCTAAAGTAAGGACATTGCCTTTTGAATCCTTAACTAATCGACCATTGACAATTGCATGCCATCCCCTTTCAGACATAAAAAAAACATCGCCATTTCTAATTTCGACGGTCGAATCATTTAAACATCCTACAGTATCCGATAAAACAGAAAGTCTTGTATTGCCCTCGATCTCTGAATAAATTAATGCTCGGTTTCTTTTGAATATTACCAGGTATGGATCCAAATTTGAGTCATTGAAAAAACCCGTAGCAATTGCCGTTACTGCTCCATTCCCAGATGCAAACAAAACAAGTTGCGAATCGCCATTGTCATCAAAAGCGTCGGGCAAGTCCTGCTCGGAGAAAAAGATATCATTCTTAAAAGTATTATTCCCACCATAAACCAATTTCTTATTGAACTCAGTTAAAAATTTACCACCTCCTGCTTGAGGGGCTGCGTTTAGAGTTGGTGGCGTGGATGAGCTAGTCGGATCGGCATCTAAATTATAAGTAGTGGTGCCTAGGGAAATTTCCGCTGCAAAAAAATAACTGCCAGCATCTTTCGAAGCATAGACTCTTACCTTGTCAATCGTTGCATTGTCTGCAGTCGCTGGGATAGCTGAAACAGCTACTCTTAGATTGCCACCCGAAGTCGTTCTTTCTGTCCCTGCGGTTCCTGCATTGGTTTCAAAACCCGTAACAGTAGAATAGAAAGTCAATTTCACCAACCAATCCGCCGCGCTCAAAGCGCCTGCAGCTTCGAGGGCAGTTGTTGGAGCGGTTGGGGCCGCCAAACCTAACTGAGTAAATCCGTTGGCGGTATCATATTGGAAAAGACCGTCTACCCCTATTGAGATAATATGTCGGTTATTAAGTGTTAGGCCTCGATGTACAGTCGTAGATGTTAGACCTGTTTTTAATTCAGTATGGGATCCTGATTCATCTACTGAATAAAGAATAGTCCCTACTTTTGCAATCACTACAATAGCATCTGCAACATCTTTAAAATAAGAGATAGACGAGACCTTTGTACTGCCATCGCCTATCTTTGTTGTATTATACCTCGACATGCCATATCTAGTTTCCAATCGTCCTTGATTAGAAAAAACATTTGAAACAGATAAAAACCGATCCCTATCATCATTTATTCGATAACTTAAAGGTAAGTCGAAGGTCTTATATGTTTTCTTTGTTCTATTGGCAAGTGCCACTAAATACTCCAGCCATCACTATTGCCAGTTACATCCCGAACTCTTGTCGGTGTCTTTTTATTCAGACCTTGCTTGGAAATGTAGCTTGACAAATATGTTTCATAGTTCGCAAATTTTTGTTGCGCTCCTTTCCGGTCTCTAAATTCATATCCCAATGCAATTACTCCAGCTTTAAAAGGCCTCTTTAACCAAATTGGGATTGTAGGGATACTCGTAGCATCGGCAAAAAGCATTGAAGATAATTTAAAATAATAAAAACTCAAAGTTAATGCTGAGCTTGGAGTTGGATACATTATTATTGATTGCTCATCAATGTCTGACCAAAAATCAGGTGTACCAGAAGACCAGGAACCTTGATACATTAGTCTTAATTGATCGATCGGTTCATATCTAATGTATCCCGAATTAGTTCCTTCTAGAAAAAGATTTCCCGATAGCTTATTAAAATAAGAATAATCAGGTGCCTCTATCGTGCTTGTCGATTCAGATGTAATTGAAGCGGTCGTAGTCGTGTTGTCAGTTATTTCTGAATCAAAGAGAGGCTCCCCGCCATCTTTTACTAAATAAACCTTTCTAGCGGTTACCAAAGGATCGCTGGAGACCGGTATGCCCGTGACTGTTATTGTTTTATTTGCAGCGGTGGCGGTAACATCTGCACTGGCCGTTCCAGCATGACTCTCAATGGCCGCTACACCCTCAATAAAAGTAATTATAACGGAATAAACAGAATCCTCGGTCAGTGACCCCCCGGCAGCGATTACGACGGTTGGAGCAGATGGTTTGCCTAGATCCAATGCTTGTTGTTCAGTATCAGCGGTTAAAACCTTTTTGCCTTTTTGCCGCAAAAAAGACCATGCAAAACGTGAGCAAATATCTATCTGGATCTCATTCATCCATTTCAAGACCTCTGCCTTAAACGCCGTGCTTGTATCATTTAGTACAGTACTAAACTCAGTTTGTAGGTCTAATCCGTTGTAAGATCCCACGGTTTTATACTCCTATTACGGTTAAAATCCCGACATCCCCACTTGCGACTGAATCAACAAAAACAGAACCGAAATCATCTTCCGTACTGCTGGCCGTGGCACTGTTTGGATAAACTTGGCCTGCGTTGTCATTATCTCTTGCTTGATACCAGGCCGCATATACTTGGCCAAATCCCGTTTTTACTTCCCCTTCGGTTACACTAGTGAAAGTACAAGTGAACATTTTTAATTTTACCGCTCCTAAATTAATGACATTTGGTCCTCGAGTCGCCGTTGTTAAGGCCATGGTTATCTCCTTTAATAAGACATAGTGCTACCAACAAAATACCAACTAAAGCGGTCGCACTTATATGTAATGTTATGCTTGTAATCATTGTTATTAGATAAGCAACGACTATACTAATTATTATAATGTTATTTGCTCTTTTGAGCATTACAAATAATGTTATTCCTAAGATTATTAATCCGATTATGCCATATGCGAAAAAGATTTCTAAAAACTCATTATGCAAATGCCTAAAAGGCTCTCCCAAGATGGGGTATATCGTACTGTAATTATCAGCTATGAATCCAAGGCCCTTTCCATAGAGAATGCTCATCCCGTCAATTAAATTCAAAGACTGCTTCCAGACCAAAAACCGATTATTATCATTTAGAAAAGTAAATCTTTCACGCTCAAATGCAATGAAAATGCTCCCTACAAAGATAAATAAACCAATTAGTGAAAAAGTTGTCTTTTTTGATTTGAAATATTTAAAAATAAAGAATGTTGCCAGTCCAAAAAAACAACTTATTATTCCCGTCGCACTATTTGTTAAATAAACGGCCCATAGATTTAATGGCAAAAAGAAGAACCATTTACTTCTTAACAATGAAATAGTTGTAATCGATAAAAATGTAGAGCAAACCATCGGATTGCCGAGACTTCCTAAATAAGGAATTGCAGAGCTCCCTATCTTATAGTTAGCATTCCAGTTAAACATTTTTACAATATAATAATATAAATTAATGTCTATATAAGTAAGTACAACTAAAACCGCCTGTACTATTGCCGCTATCGATAAAATATTCAAGTAAAATTCTTCGTCTTTCTTTTCTAAGCGTGAATGGAATTGGATAAAGCAAAGAATGCCCATTGAAACGCAAATCCATTGATTAATTACCGCAAAGGATGTAATCAACCATTGATTATAGAACGAAATAAAAAGTAGAAACGAAGAGATGCTTAGCACCTTAATATCTATCTTTTTTCTCTCACTAAATAGAATTAATGACATGGCCACGCTTGTAATAAAAAACATGTCTTTTGTGAAACGCATATCTACGGGTATCTTTTCGATCCGTATCCAAAGGGGGAGCAGTAAAAGCACCGCTCCCCAGTAAACATTAAAGTAATTCATCAATTACCTTTTATAAGAAATTAACAAATGCCTCGATTGAAGAAGAGGTCGAACTTGCATCGAGAAACTGGGCGACTGGACGTTGATAGGCCGCCACACTGCCCGCTGAAACTGCATAGAATCTTCCGAGGCCATTAGGCGAACCGCAATAGGCGCTTTCCCCTACAACTGCAGTAGTGCCCCCGTCAAACAATAAAACATCGGTAAACCCAAATACCAAGCACTTACCATCCTTATTTACTGCAATCGCTTCCAATGCCATACAAGCAGGAAAGATTGAAGCTGCTGAAACAACATCGGTTATAGGCACGGCATCGACTGTAATACCATCATCAGATGTTGTATTATAATAAACACATTGACCTTTAGTAATTGCAACTGAGCTATTTGCCCTAACTTTAATAACAACACGATCCCTATTCTTTACCGCTCCAGCGTTGTCAAATGAATTAGAATAAGGGGCCGTGATTATTGCTTGAGCTAATGTAGAAAGAAACATAGCTCCCAATAGCAAGAAAATGGTTAGAAAAGATTTCATATTTTTTCTCCTATGAATTAATTAATACTTCCTAAAAAAGTTTTTATTAAGATGCTACTTCAATGTCGTCTAGTAGACCGTTTGATCTTCTAGAATGACAAACTAAATTCCCCATTGCAAAGATTCTAGATAGCATTGAGTTTGATGTCTCAAGTCTTTCTAGAGTCTCTACCCTCATATTTTCATCGCGATGAAAACACAAATAAGTATTTTTCTCGTCAATGAAAAGCATCTGGTTTGCAGAAGCATGCTCATCCATAACGATTGGCTTGCCATTGAATTCCAAAATATCTTCAAATCCTAGTTTTGCCATGGCGGAGTTAAAGATCCTTTGGTGCGGTTGATATAATGCCCACGCTTGATCATAAACATCCTTGTCACAAGTTAACAAGGTAGGCTTTGCTCCTTTGTACTTGGCCGCATTATCTGTTTGTTGCATTAAGTTTAAGCTTAATGCCCTGTTAGTCCCAGAATTTGCCTTAACTGTTGCAATCCATTCAGCAAGGTCGGCGACTGCAATTCCCCCAAGAGTAGAGGTAATGCTAAGAATGGCGGCAAAGCCAGTCAGTTGTTTAGTTGTCGATGCTCCCGTGGCCGCCGTTCCATCTGAGTAAAGACCTAGAGACAGATTTTCTCTGATATTTGTCTCAGCGATTGTCATCTTACTTTCGATTAACGAAAGCTTTTGAGCATCTCCTGAGTTTTTTAAAATATCGGAGCGGGCAATTCTAACAGGTTCGTAAATCTGTTTCCAGTCATATTGGGCCGCCGTTAAATTGTCGGTGGCGCTAGTATCCAGTTCATCAAGGTCTGAATAATACCCACCCGAACTAGGCTTGCTCGAAACAATAGGCGCTACAATATTTGTTCCGCCCGTCTTTAATTTAAAATACTCTCCCTTGATGAGTCTCATTAGGATTGCAGACTCTTCATAGATGCCATCTATTAATCGTGGAATATATAATTTTTCGGTAATTGCAGTCAATTGTGTAAAAGTTAAGGCCATTACGATCTCCATTATTAGTAGAGACCTTGTTATTACATCAGTAACCCATTAATCTCTTTGAAATATCATGATAACTAGATTTTTTAGGTCGAGAAAGTTCCACTTTCTTGGTGCCCTTTATGTTTGAAACAGTTGGCACTTTGCGTATAGCAGCTTTCCGTTTTGCAGTATTCAATTTAATTTTTGATTCCTGAAGCTTCCTAATCTGGTCTCCATAAATTGAATATGTTGCCGCTTTCACGTTTTCCGCACCTTTTATCCAAGCATCCTTAATCTTTTCCTCATCCACTGTGATACCTAATTTTTCTAAAGTAGGTATCAAGGAAGATTTAAGATCTCCTAGCTCTCTATAATATTGATTAGCAATTTCTTGGTCTTCTTTTTCAACACCTCTATTTTCTAAGGAACTGACTTTTTCAATCAATCCTTGAACTAGTGGGTTTTGATAGTTGACCATGAGTTCTTCACTGAAACCTTTGATTTCATCGTAAAGATCTGGGTTTTGCTTTTGTAAAGCTGTAAGAACAAAGTCCCATTGTTTTTTTTCGTTCAAATCAGTTGAAAATTTCTGTCTCTCTTCCTCTTGTTTGGTGAAACTTGCTTTCTCCCTTTCATCTAAACTTTTGATTTTCTCCTCTAACTCTAAATTTCTCCTTGAAATTTCTTGAGTCTTTTGGGTGTAATCAAAACCCTTTTGAGCATATTCTTTCAATTCCGATTTACTAAGCTTTTTTTCTTCGCCTTTATGGATAATAGACTCCAGTTCTTCCAAGTCCTTGTCGGATTGCTTAGAATCATCAGAATCATCGGGTTCATTATCCTTGGCAAGCTTGTCTTCAATCTCTTTATCATGCTCCTTTGGGTTCGCTAAATCGCTAATAATATCATCGAGGGAAGCATCTTCATCAAGTTTTTCGACTTCTTTTTTTTCAGATTGATCTACTTCATCTTGACTACTGCTCTCATCTTTAATGATACCCATTTCTCTTAATGTATTCATATTGATATCAGAGGATAGCCCGTCGGCATTATCTAGTTTCCCAATATCAAAATTTTCTACATTAAATTCATCTGCATTTAAATCAGCGTTAGCATCGTTCGCTACTTCATTTCTTTCTACTGTCATGCGACTCCTAAAACAGGTTGGTCTTTGTTCAATTAGTAATTATATCTTATTAAATTGCCTTTTGTGGCACATTGTCAATATTATTCTGTTCTAGCACTTGATCGGCCTCTTGAACTATGCTTTTCAATTCTTCATTTTCTAGGGCCAATGCCTCGATTTGTGCCCTTAATTGATCGTTGGCCTCGAGGTCTTCCAGAATTTTATTTTTGAAAGGAATGTCTACTGCTTCAATAAAAGTTTTTGGCGGAATAACTCCCTTGTCTGCTAAGTTTGACATAACTGTAAAAATGGATTCCTTGTCTAGTCCTGCGGTTGATCCTGGCACTACTTTTACTTCATAGCGCATCTGCTGAATACGATCAGGATCATATTTTACATATTGTATTTTCCCATTTCGATCATATATCCTAAGCATCCTTTCGGTATTCCAGTAATGGACGATTCTTGAAGTAACAAGTTTGCCTAGTCTCAATAGAGAGTACTCTTCAAGCATCCTGGTCTTTAGTCTTATTCGTCCTACTGATTGCTCCTGTAGAAACCTTATGGCCTGTGCAGCGGTCACACCGACCGGACGACGGCCTTGAGTCGCTTCACTAACACCGGAAATTTGTTCCATTGCTATTTGATCGTTTTGTTTCCTTATTCCCAATTGGGGGGATACTTGGCCTGGATCTAGTCGCTTTACTTCTGTTCCTTGAACCTTGGTAACCACGAGGCCTTCCTCATTGGTTAAAGTATCCGAGTCAACACCGCTATTTTCATCTTTAACCCACCCCGAATTTGAATTTAGCTTTAGCCCCTTATATTCCGAGTAATCCATTTCATTGTAAGATTTTTGACTAGAAATAATATTTCTTATTTCTGAAAAACCATAAATTGAATCGCCTGTTTTATAGCAATAGTAGGGGACTAGAGGAACCATGCCATCGTCAATATCTGGCAAGCCATCGAATAAAACCAAACTATCAATACTGATTACTAACCTCAAGTTGTTTATATATTTCGGTCTCTCTGCTTTTGGATTATCCTCTTCGTGTAAAGCATGCTCTTCGATGTGATCTTCTAAAATAGTTAGCATTAGCTCAACGCTTTGATCTTGTGACTTGGCCTGCTCTATCATTTCATCTGTAATTAATTCGTCTGGGACTCCCAAGGCTGCTGATACAATGGCCACCTTATGTTCCTCGTGGTTCCTGCTATGTTCCTGATGATTTTCATGTAGACCAATATCAGGATTTATCCCTTGCATTATCTCCTGAGATTCTTTTACTATTTCCTCTTCGGTTATCTCAAGCGGTATCTTTTCCATGGAATAATCTTTAATCCATGATTCCCTTATCGTTAAAGTATCTTTCGATTGGTACCGACTCTTTTCAAAAGTATCATCTGAAATACCACCAACACCGTCCCAGCGAGTAGGATCAATATACTCATTTACGTTATCCCCGATTGCGTTATTATTTGATGTAGACAATTCTTCTATCTGCTTTTTTTTCTTCGGCCAAATACGAATGGCATCCTCTTTTTTTGTAGGAATTTCCAAAATAGCATAACTGACATCTTCAATTAGATTAGCAGAGGGATCCAAGTAAACCTGATCCCATGGCATCGTCTTAATTGTTATCTTACCCTCCCCTTTTTCGCCATTCGGATCATGCCCTATATAATGATAGCCACAAGGCCCCGACTTTAACGCATTCCTCATTACCTCATTAACTTTAAGCATTAAGTTTTGTTCATCATAAACATATGTCATTCCAGTGGATAGAATCTTTGCGTCTTCTATTTCATTTTCTTGGTACGATATGATGTCGCTTGCTGGTCGGCTATCAGTTAGAATTGGGAGCTCCCCCTCTATGATTGTGAAGCACCAATTCTTGACAGGCCTTTTATCTGCAAACTTCCATTGCTTGCCCATGTAAAACCGTTGCTCTTCTTTCCATTTGCTCTCAAATTGTTTTCTATAGTCTTTTGCTTCCTTGTACAGCTTATCGATTTTGACGATTATTTCTGGCTTTTCCACTATAGTATCCTTATCGTTAAACATGACATATCACTTTAATAATAAGGCATATTTAAGATAAGCACAAGATTCGAAAAAAGGTAGATTTATGACCAAAACAAGATTCTATAAATATGTGTTCAGTGATCACGCTATTAGGTTTTTATCTCCCGATGAGATTGAGCCGTTTTTGGAAAAAAACAAGGGTATTCATACTGTTTTTGACGGTTACCAAGAAGAGTTAAAGAATCCCCCAAGAATTAGGGATGGCTTCAAACCTGGATATCAGCATAATCTAGGGATGGAAGTCAGGCATTACGATGAGTACAAAAGAATTTGCAAACAAAAGGGTTGCGTCATAGCTGGCAATGATAGGCCGAAACCGAAGAAAAAAGCAAAGAAAAGCAAATATATTAATGACTCTCTTTTGAGGAATGCAGTCGAAAGGGGTGCCGATATTTCTGGGAATGAAGCTAGCGCATTGAAAAAGGGTGTTAAGATTTGTCGGGAGTAGATAGCTTGCAAGTACTTTTCCACCCGTCAACACACTTTAAATGGCCACTTCTAAATGTCACGACCTTATCAAGAGCGCATTGTTTAATTCCCTTGTGGTGCGAACAGCATCCTTTCAGGCTTACTCTATAAGTTTTACCAGAACTTCTTTTTTTCAATTGAGAGCGGCAAGTTTTTTTTGTATATTTACTGTTGTCTAATTCAATCTCAAATGAGAATACGCTAGCACTCAGTGTTAATAAAACTAGAAAAATTAATTCTTTAAAATACATTTTACTCATAATTAACCTCCATACTTTAATAATAATAAGCCAAAATCAAGGCTACCACAAGATTCACTAAAAAAAAAAGGGATTAGGACCCATGGAGCTCATTATTCAAAAGTCCCATCCATCGCCCCCTCAAGTTTCTTGGCCTCGTCTTTTGATGGATCGTAGGTTCCTGTTTGTTTCTTTGGGATAGTCTCCACAAAACCTCCGCTATCGTCCTCGGTATCAAAACTGTCAATTTTGTTAGGTACATATTTTTCATACTTATAAATCGGTATGCCTAGGAAATAATATGCAGTGACAAAGGAGATGTGGGGGTAGCTTTTGCCATCGATAAGCTTTATTCGCTCCCATTTATAGTACTCTTTTTTTTTGATCATGGTTTGCTATGGCCCTCTACCCCTCTTCTCTCTCTATCTGCTTTTCTTTGTTGTAACCAAGAATAAGCTTCATATAAAGATGTCATGCACTTTACATTATATTCTGAAGGGAATTTTGCATTGAGCCCCTTAACCATCAATAAGGCAGTTGATATTAACTCATCAACTTGGCACCCGTTATGTCCATATTCTTTTATAGCCCCATCTTGAATCTTAAAGGTAATTGCATTGCCTTTATCGTTTATCTCAATATGATTATCTTTTGGCTGCTGCCAATCTACCCTATGGACTTTATGCCCGTTCACCTGAGTAATGCCTTTCAGTGTTTCTAGTGCCATTTAATTTTCTCTTATTGTTAGATTATCGATTAATTTCAAACATAATTCCTGCATGCTTTTTCTAAGCGTTTCAATACATCTGGCGATGTGTGCCCATCCCAATCCCCTGGGATTGGGTTATCTATTAAATCCATGTAAAGCACTCGGTGTTTAGCTTCAACATGATAGGAAATTTGCTCGCCTGTCATGAGTCTTAACATTATGCAATCCCATCCTTCATAGTGATTTTTTCTCACCCATACCCTAGAGGGCATCATCTTGCAAAGGTGAATAAAAAGCAAACGTCGATGATCGTACAATGGATGTAAAACAAGATACAGCAATTCTGTAATTGTATGGTTACCATCGCTTACTTTGCTCAAATTAATTCTCCTCTGTAGTTAATGTTTCTTTGAGTATCTCTAAGACTTCTGCATCGCTTAATCTATCAACAATTTCTTTCCCTAAAGCATGCTCCACCTCTTTTCTTGTATTTGGCATCCATAAATCAATGACCATATCTGATATTTCTTTTATGGTTAGTGCCACTTGACCTACTCTCCCGCTGTTAGATCGTCACTCAATTTTAAACATAATTCCTACATGCTATTTCTAAGCGTTTCAATACGTCTGGCGATGTATGCCCATCCCAATCCCCTAAACTTGGGTTATTTATTAAATCCATATAAAGCTTTCGGTGTTTAGCCTCAACATGATAGGAAATTTGCTCTCCTGTCATAAGTCTTAGCATCAAACAATCCCATCCATCATAATGATCTTTTTTTATCCATACTCTAGTAGGCATTGTTTTACAAAGGTGGATAAACAGCAAACATCTATGATCATAAAGTTCAGCAATTGTGTGGTACCCATCGCTTACTTTACTCAAATCAGTGACTTCAATTGTTAATTTGTCCATTTAATTTTCTCCTATCGTTAGATCGTCAATCAATGTGCATCTGTATATTTTATCGTCAAGAAGGAAGTCCTTATTGGCTTTAATTAAGGGCGTCTCATTGAATTTTGGAATGAATAGCAATGCAAGTCCTACACATATCACTGCTATCATGAATAATATAGCTACAACATAAGTTATTGCTTTCACGTTGCCCTTTTTTTTTAATTAAACTTTGGTGTTGCTATAGATTATCATAAACCTATCAACGTTTCCTTGATTTTGCAACTTCCCGTTAGGTTGCCTCTTTACTGAGCCTGCGTTATAGGCCGCGTATAGTTCTTCAGGCAATTCGATATTTTGCTTTATGAATTGTTTTAGAATATTAATTGCGACTATGACATTAAGCTGTGGATCCAGCAATTGAGTGCAAAATCCTTTATATCCAAATTCATAGAAATGGTTCCCCATAATTTGACATAGTCCATATGAAAAAGATTGCATTGTGCGAATAGTCCCTTGAGAGCAGACAAAGCTATCTAAGGCAGGATCATGTAAATACCACATATATTGCTTTTCATACTTTACCGCCCATTGATTCCAATTACTTTCCGTTTCGATCAATGCAAACATAAAGCGTGGATCAATAGCATTAACATGAGACATTGTCTTGACCATTTCTTTTATTTTAAACTTTTTCATCCTTTTTCCTCTCTAATAAGACTAAGGCAGTAAAGCCACCAAACAGGCATGTAGAAAGATCCATTTTGACGACAACCCAGGATGAATACTGTTTTTCTAGCTCATTTAATGCACTTTGGAAGCCGCCAGGTGTATCTGCATGAACTACCTTAAGTTTTTGTTGCATCTATCACCCCCTATTATCAAAATGCCGTTTCAAGGTTTCTCCTGCTTTCGTAGTACTTTAATTTCTCTTCTAAGGTTTTACCTTTCTTTAAATTCTGAATTGGACTGGTCGCTTTGTATTTGTCTTCATAGATCATTCTAAATTCCATCGACACTGCGTAGCGGATCGCGTCGAAGCAATGATTAAAGGCATCCACGGGCTTATTCAGCACCTTCCCCTCACGGTTCTCCTGGTATTTATAGTTATTCTTTTCTTTAATTAAGTTAATTGAATCCTCTGTTATATTTGTTTTATAACGTAATATGTTTTGTATTCCATTAATTACTGAATCCGGCCCTTTATGAACAGGCCTAATGTTAAAATATCCGCCATTATTTAGCTCTTGTATAGATTTCGGTTCGGCGCTATCCGCCCATATTACCGAATTCTTAGGTATATTATTTTCTTCTAATCTTTGTTCAATAGATTTTTGTTGTGGTTTTTTTGGATCTTTTCTGTTTACAAGCGCCCTTTCATAAAATATCTCTTTGAAATAAAGCTCTCCTTGTGACATTACCACTAAACACAACGTACTTGGATCATTGCTATATCCAAAATCAAGACCATAAACATGTTTCTTCCATTCTTCCTTCGGGGGCAAATCCTTGACTATCTCGGTACCGCTAAAAATAAGACCTTTATGGGCCGCTCTCTCTCCCAATCCATAAATCTTCCATAGCGTATCATCGGCGGTCCCCATTTTTATATTTCCTGGAGTAGGCTCTAGACGCTCTATTTCGTCTATAATGGATTGCTCGAGAAAAGGGTTATCTTTATATGTTGACTTGATAAAAGTACAATCGTCACGAGGTATGACGGTATCATAGATCCAATGCGTTTCTGCACTTGGATTGTAATCAATATATATTTTACCGGTGGTTCTCATTGCTAGCTGCGTGAATGAGCTTTTAGCACATTCCATTGCCTCGTTAATCCATAGGATATCACCCTTATATCCATGCAATTTTTGAGTTTCATCTAGCCCTAGGAATCTGAAAGTAGATCCGTTCGTGAAGGTGTAAATCAATTCAGTTTTATTCATTGACCTTGGATCGTAGACTTTAAATTGGTTTTGCATTATATCTAGGAAATCCAGATAAACGGTTGCTTTTACCCAAGTCAGCTTAGACCTACAGATAGACGTTCTGGTCTTTGTTTGCAGCGCCTTCCCAATTAGCAATTGCATAATGCTGAAACTTTTTGACGATCGAGCGCTGCCTTCTTGACAAATTATTCGGTTTTTTGCCCTTCTGACTTTAGTAAATACTTTTGAGGTTTTTATGTCGACCATGTGGACCTTCTATTGCTTCCTTTATTTCTTCCTTCATTAATTGGATGTAAAGATACTTATGTCTTGAATCATTAAATAATTTCGTATTGACATAACATTGCTCTTCCCTTTTAATCGCCATTCTTACATGATACCTAGTTACTTCCCCTCGGCCAAAAGTCAATGATGCCTTTTCGAATCGGTAGTGTTTTTTTTCCATCTCATCTCCTCTCTAGACTATATTCCTCTTATTCCTATCGCTCTTAAATTTCTCCAAGGCCTTTGCTCTTTTGATCCTAGTTAACTCTTTCTCCCTTTCTTCTGCTTGTAACTTGGTAGAAAACTCTCCAAGTTGTTTTTTTCCGTCTTTTGAGATTAAAATGTATCCATCGCCTATTTTTCTAATCATAAAACCACCGATCCATTAATCCCGATAACAAACCAATTAGTGCCATCGGAAATAAAAGTTTTTGATTCATACTTAGCAACAAAGGTGTAATTGGCGAGACCGTCAAAGGTCTCGGCGCCATTTGGTACGACTCTGACGGTATTGCTAATGTCTATTGCCTTTACGGTAAATTCTTTTCCTGACGCTGGAGCAGGGGCGGTAACATCGACTGAAGCGCTACTTCCATCTGCTAGGATAACGTCGTCAGCCGCAACCATAGGATAATCGCCGGTTTTGGTAGCTAGTACTTTCGTCCGAAGCGCCATCGTCCCCGTTCGGTCTTGTACCGTTAAAGTTCGAGTGGTTGCTGGGGTAATACCAGATAGTTGAAACGCTAGTAACTTTGTGGCATCACTATTGTCAAAAAGCTCAAAGACAGCATCAGAGAAGGAATTTTGAGGAGTTCCGCCACCTGAGCTATTAAATCCTGGCGCTATCCCCCTCAAGTCAATAACCGCTGTCCCGCCGCTTAGATTTTCCCATGTCCCGCTCGAGGGAGTTGTATGCCTTAATGCTAGTCTTGCTATTAAAAAACCAGTCGTTTTGAAATTTGCAGGTATTGTTGTGACGGCCGTGTTATCTGCATCTGCTAGAGCGGCGCTATCAGACTTATATGATCCCGTTGGTAGGTTAACAAATAGTTTACACTCGGCGGTTGTCTTGTTTACCGACCCCCATATTACTAAATTAAATCTGCTAGCACTTAAGCTATCACCATCGGCATCTGTCAATAAATCGCTTAAGTCCGTTATTGTTTTGTAAGGTGTGACCGAATCATTTGGCACATAAATCGTAGGTGTTCCTGAGAATGCCGGAAAATCTTGTCTATGCAGTTGAAAGACTTTCCCAAGGGCACTAGTAAAGATTACGTTATCAACTCCACCGCCATTTGAGGTAATTGTTAGCGTCTGACCTATTCCAGAAAAATAGGCCGCTCCTAGGAATCTGGCTTTCTCTCTTTGGTTTGTAAATAATCCTCGCCCATTATTACTGACTGATTCTGTCCAGCGCTGATGCATGTAAGCGCCGGTAGTCGCCCACGTAGTCGCATCGGGCACTACTACAATAGCGCACCAAGCGAATTCAGTTGATGAGTTAGGAATAGAGGTAGCCGCCGCTAAAGATGCTACCCCGCTTTCATCGTGGGTTACTGTTATATAGTTTACTTGAGGTGCTGTGGCCGTTCCTACAGTTAGTTCTACCCTTGCCTTGTTATGACCAAGCGATTCGGTATCAGTGACCGCCGTGCAATCTAATGTTGCATGTTGGGCGTCGAAAATATATTTTATATCTCCAGCGCCGTCTGCCTCGACAACTAGATAAAGCTTTGCCGCTACTGCTTCGATTACTGTATCTTGTTTTACATCCGAGGTGCCCGCAAATCCTTTATTGAAAAGACTAACCCAGTCTACATTTTCCCATAGCGCGGTCGATGAGTCATATTTTAAAACATCATTGTTTTGTACTGACGAGAGTGTGACGTCATTAAGCCCGTCAATGTTTACTGCACTTGCTCCTTGTTGACTGAAGAAATTAGTCATTAGGCACCTCCGTTGATATGAAGGTCGCCGCTGCTTGCATCTCTGATAACTGCCAGCTTATGGCCTCTTTTTACCCTATACGCTCTCATTACCCCCGATGGCAGATAGGTCGAATTGCCATCGTCGGAAGCAGCGGTTGGGCTACTGCCAAACAATAGCCAACAGTTTTGAGTAGCAAACACCGTGATAATATCGGTTTTGAATGCAGCTGATTGACCGCTTGTTCCGGTAAACGAGACCTTTTCCTGAGCGCCTTGCTCTGGCGCTAGTATCCCGTTCGATATTTCTATTTCGCTTAAAGCTGGTTCTTTAGTAGGCATACGTTAATCCTTTTTTTGATAGGTACAAGGATATGATATATTTATTTTCCTAACTATTCTAGTTATCCGTTTTATCCGATTCTTCCACAAAATTGATGTTGTAATTTGTGTTATTGCTCTCTATCTCTATTTTCTCGGTGTATTCATCTCTGAATCGAGTCTTAAGGAAGAAAATAAGCATGGCAGTATCCGACCTTCTTGGATCCATCACCTCGCCGGTAACCTTGTTTACTACATTCTTTCCAACTATTTTCATCCTAGCAATTTGCTCGAAAAATCTCTTTGCTTTTTCTTGACCTATTCCTTTTGCTTCACGGAACTCGGAATGGTTATCGCACCAATTATGTAAAGTCCTGGCACTACACTCAACATCTGCACCGAAACTTGTAAAGCTAAAACCTTGAGACATATGCTTGACTAGCATTTTACAGTACTTTTTTTTATACAGTGCACCGTGACCTTTCTCGCTTCCACCACCCTTTCCGTTAGGATTTCTCGCCATACCCCCCCCTTTTTTTTTTAATCTTCCTCACTCTTTATTATACTGTGGCATTGAAATTGCCCGTTGTCTCATTGTATACGCCTGCTCCGCTGCTGCTGTAAAATTGAAATTGCCCGTTGTCTCATTGTATACGCCTGCTCCGCTGCTGCTGTAAAATTGAAAT